AAAAGTCTCTCCAATAACATTAAAAAGCAAAACATGAGTTGTTCTAGATAATTCTTGACCATCGCACAAATACCAACCAAGACCTGGGCTATATGACACCGCTCTTCGCTTATAATCCCCAATCTCAATACCAGGGTAAGTAGGAGATATATCATCAATCATTGCTTTTGTTATCGCATTTTTTGGGTTGCTTGTATTGATAATTAAAGCATCTCCATTGGCAACGAATATATCTCCATCAGCCATCGTAAGGTTACCGCTACCGATAGCAACAAACATATCGCCAGTCTCTACATCTGTAGCATTATTGAGATAATTGTTAGAAGTAGTACCAAAAAAATTAGCAGGTAACGAGATAGTTCCCCTATAAGTTACACCTCCAGCAGTAGCATTGCCAACTAAGTTTTTAACTGCATTAACAGTTGGAAGCGTAACATCGCTATCAAATGTAATAATATCATTAGGTGCGACCCTTGAAGCATCAAGTAAAGATCCAACAGTTCTATTAATTATATTTTGATCTGTTGCAATTTTAGCTTCTATATTCCCAAAAGTTAAATTACTTGACATTATATATGTACCTCCAGTTGCCCTGGCAAATCATGAGAATATACCCATATGCCTTTACCATTATCTGCTTTATGATCTAGCCAAGAAACAATGCCATCTTTTGCTTGTTTAACTCCTAAAGAATAAGGTTCTACAATTGGAACAACACCACTATCTTGAGTTGTAACAACTTGCAATACAGAGTTACCTTCATTACTAGTAGTATAAGAAACATCATCTGTTAACCCTAATAAATCCTTAACATCAACCCAGCTATTTGCTGGAATAACAACTCTAGCCATTTTTATGCTCCTATATCTATTTTGTATTTTTGAACTTTTTTATCTGTCATATTATTAATTTCTTCCTCGATTTCAAATTGCTTATCAATAAGTTTTTGCAATGATACAGCTTTTATATTTATTATATTTTGTAAATCTTCATTGCCAATTAAAACTTTCTTATTACTAGCATCACGCCAAAAAATATTACCAATTAAAAATAACGCGTCGCTCATTCTTAATATTGATTGACTATCTGTTTGATACAAACTACTATTATATTCAATCAAATCTAACTTTATAATTTCATTATAAATAATATCTTTAAGCTCTCTTAATTTTCCTGTTCTGTCTGTTACCCATTTACCATCTACAAAATTAACATCGTATATACTTGTAGGTTCAATCAATGTAAAACCTTCTTTAATTTCACCTAAATAATCAACAATATAAGGGGAACCGCCAACAATGTTATAAACAGTTTTACCCCTGTTATCAATAACATTATTCCATTCTTGTTTTGCTTCATCGAATATAGAAACATAGCCATCGACAAAATTAGGTTTTATTTTTGTTGAGTTCGCAGGCATATAATATACATCTTCTTCAATTTTACATTTTGTAGCTTCGCTCTCATACCAATATTGATAATCTTCAAAACCACTTATATTAAAGTAGTAATTATATGCAATAACTTTATCTTTAATTTCTTTCATAATTTTCCCTAGTATTTAATTAAATATCTTACAGCCGTATTTATTGGTCTGTTTTCGACCGATGTAGGTACAACTCTTGAAGCGTCAAAAGTTACGCTATTATTTATCCCCACGCCATTAGCAGAACCAAGCCCACTTGTACTAGAAATAAATGCACCTCTACCAGTAGATTCAGTTCTCAAACCATCATGATAACCAGTTATGTTCCTTATTGCATCTTCTTGAATAATACCAATCCCAGCAGAGTTACCACCAAGACCTCGTACAAAGAGTCCTCTCATATCAATTACATTAAAAGTAGTTGAACCATCTCCATCCCCAAAAAAAGTCCCCCATTTTGCAAATAATGCTGAGTATACAGTTCTTGATAATGCTTGACCCTCTGCTGCAATATACCCATCAAATATATCACCAGTGTAAGAAATTATACCAGAACCGACAGGATTGAGTGTATCAGTTCCACCGCTTATATCTCTCCAATCACTCCATACACCTGAGTAATACCCGCGAGTAAATATTTTATTAGCGTTTGCCCCCACACCCACACCAGAATGAACAATATAAGTATGTGTAACTCCCACAGATCTTGTTACGATTAATGTACCAGCGTAATTGACTGGATAATGGTTACCTGCAGTATTTCCATCTAAACGCTGATAATAAAAACCTTCAGTTGTTATTGTATCAAGATTATTTGTCCCTAAATCAATCGCACTTTTTGGGATATTACCGACAAGCTCATTATCAATTAATTTACCCGAAACAAAAGGGTTCATCCATTTGTTTGTCTCAGTCCTTGCAATCGCTTCTGCTTCACTAGCAAAATCTAAAGTTTGAAATAAACTCCAGTTAGTAGTGTTTGTAGGCAAAGCAGTGTTATTATTAACTTTTGATATATAAATCTCATCTTGATACCGCACGGCAGAACATATTTTATATTCAACAGGGTTGCCTTTATTATCTAGCTGATAATAATCTGGGTAACATTGATCTAACCATTGCTTAGTGTTATATGTAATTTTATTAAATACACCATTCATATTAGAACGACTTAATGATAATGCTGTAGGGTCTGTTATGACATCTCTATCATATAATTCCGTCCACCCTTGCTCTTGCGAAACAGATCCATTCAACTGAGCATCAATAGGAATATCTGTTTTATCTCCATTCTCAGCCCATATTCTATTTAAATAATTTGACATTAAATAATTCCTTTTATAATTTAAATCCAAACATAATTAACACTAATGCCAGCAGGTATTGGTAATAATTCATAGTCAATCATAGCATTATATTTAATTGGATTGGTATTAATACTATCTATATATATTGTAACACTCATATCCAAGTTATCAATAGCATAAGAAGTATCTCCTAATATTGAATTAACAACTCTATTAATTTCTACAATAGAATTTGATGCAAAAAAATTTTGATATTTTAATTTAACTACTAATCTCTTTATTTCTACAGATAAACCATTATCATCTCTTATAACTGGAGAAAAATTTGAATTAAAAAAATTATTATTAAAACTACCAAAACCAAAAATATTGTTTGTTCTTTTTGGTTTGGGAGGTACAGTAAAATCAATATTGAGTATTATTTCCCATATGCGTAAACCAAAATCGTTAGCAGTATCAACATTAAAAACATTTGTGTAAAAGTCATCAAGAAAACTTATAACATTTGTATTTAAAAAATCTTGATTGTTTTGTATTAATTTATTTAAATGTTTTGCTTCATTATATTGCCATGATATATTTTGCAATAAATCTATTGATATATCAAAATTTTGGATATCACTCATATAAGTACCACTTCAATTAAAGTTTCGCTTGTAAATGGCTTTTCATATATTTCTATAGGTATTGTTTCACGCTGGAATACATCTACAGATACTTTAGTTATTTGGCAATCAGATACAAAAGACCCTGCATCTACTGCTACATTTGCTGATAACTCAAGAGGCGATACATCAACTCCAACTTTGAATCCGTTATTTCTTACTTCTGAGTTCACATACTCCAATATCGAGTTTTTAATTTCTGCCGTGGTATCAATTGCACTTGATCCAACTTTAACAGTTATTTTAATTTTAATTGGTATTATGTTGGGTCTATCAAATAATACTGTGTAAGGTTGTCCGCTCGCAGAACTAGTGAATGTAACAGTTTGATTAATTCCGCCACCATGATTATAATCGCAACCAACTGACTTATACTCCTCTAAAGCTTTAGCTATTTCTTCATTATCTCCGCCATCAATACATAAGTACAATGATTTTGGCAATAAAGTTACATTATCAATAACCTCTGAAGTATCTTTATCATTTTTTATAAATGTCAAAGAATTAACATCTGCTAGTGAGTATATGCCTGATATAATTGAATTTACAGTACCTTTTGAGCCTTTTGCAAGTGTCAATATTCTATCTGCTCTAGCTGATATATCTGATTGTATATCAACCCCAAGCACGCCTGCTGATGAGTTATTTATAGTCTCCCAACCAAGAACACCACCATCCCCAATGGATGTTAAAGAATTAGCTGGACATGGTATAGAACCTTTTGTTTCGCTTGCAAAACTGGCTTGTATCGTGCCAGATACTGGTATAGTTATATTAGCAATTAACTCGAATCTATCCCCAGCAGTTGTTACAGCTACAGATCCGGCAGGTATTAAAGTTCCATTAACACCTCCAATGGTAGCCACAACAGTAGTACTAGTTGCTTGGCTTCTTTCATCATCAGTCAAAGCCCAAATAGAATCAAGAAATTTGCCACCAGCAATTCTAGGGTTTATCTGATTTGCAAACAATGCTAAAATTTGCTGTATATTTGATCTTGTTGTAGTATCTGATGATATTAATATGTCAGCAATACCATTTTTAGTATCAAGATCATCTCCGAAATTTAGCAAATACTCTTGTGTTACTTCATCTTTAATGTCTGATGTATCAGCAATAACGACACCACTTTCTTGAATATAATTATATGACATTGTTAATATTACCTAATCCAAAAGTAGTTTTTATAGTAGCAGTATACTTAAATTCATTATCTGTTGCAACAAAATCAAAATCAGAAACCTCTAAAACATTATCTACTTTTTCTATTGTTGAAATTATTGCAAGCCTTGCTTGTGCTAAGTTTGGTACACCATTCCAGATAATATCAAATGCTGGTATACCATCATTTTGATTATATATTTTCTCGCCTATAATTGTATAAACTGCACTTTCGCAAGATTGCAAACAAGCATTTAATCCACTAACAATGGATATATCATTTCTTGAATTTAAAGTTAAATCATTATTTGCGTCTCTTTCAAATGAAATCATTTATTTATTCCTCGCTTATTGCGGTACTGATGTTGGCTTATTGTTTGTCTCGATATGCACATGAGTGCTACCAACATTAACATTATTATTTAGCATTGTTCCAGTCGTTGCAACATTACCATTAATATTAACATTACCATCTATATTTATTGTAGGAGCTTTTATTTTAATACTATCAGAACCTAAACTAATCTTAACAGAATTATCAAAAGACTGTATAACTAAATTATTATCGTCTTCACTATCTATCGTATAATTATTATAATTAATAGTATCAGGAATAAAAATAGAATCTTCAAATGTTATTTTTCTTTTTGTATTAGGCACACTCTCTTTAAAGCTTTGTTTGAATAAGCTTATATCTCTATCGCAAGATCTTATATACCCAAAGTCTCCTACTTTTACTGGCATATGGATTATAAAACCACCAGCTGATAAATGCTGTATCGGCACATTAAATATTTGAGCTCTTTGTATATTTTCAGAATTAGCTAGTATTATTTTAATTAAAGGTAATACATTGACACTATTCTTATCTTTATTTACATTTAATACAACACATGGAAGTCTAATATTCATGCTCTGCTTAAACTTATCTAAAACAGTTTTAAAAACACCTTCTAAAGTATTCTCATTGCTTTCACTTGTGCTTATTGTATTAGGCATTGTTTAAATTCCTTATTCCATCAATTGAGACATAAAAAGACTTGCCTCGATTTTGCAAATCATAAGTAAGCCTATTAATTAACCAAGAACCATTTGCGTTTGGATTGAGTGAGCTTTCAATATTAACTGTACCACCAATTTTAATATCATTATTAAAGAGTGTCTTAACAACAACGCCCCTTTCATTTATTTCCGGTATTCCTACCATTCCATTTCTTTGAGAAATATTGTATACATAACCAGTCAAAGCTGTATTTTTATTTCTTACAATTAGGTTATTAACATCAATATAAGCATTAATATTTATTAATTCATTTAACTTTTCAACTTCTTTTAATTTACTTCCCGAATACGAATAACTGCCAATATTTCTGTCTGTTGCTTCAAAAATTAAATTCAAACCTAGACCGCTAGCTATTTGTTGACTTAATACTGATAATCTTATTAACTCTCCTCCGCTACGAATACTTGTCTCAACTTTTTGAATTTCTCCAGAAAAAGTTTGAAGTATTATTTTTATGTCTGGTGGTTGTGATACTGATACCATTCTTATCCCACCAAAATAAATTAATGAATAACCTGTACTTTCCCTGCCTGCATATACATATATTTTCTTATTAGCTATTTGTCTATCTAAAACATTAGTCTCAGTTAATATTTGATTTCTAGTATCCTCACTTAGATTAGATATTGTTATATTAAATTCGTTAGGTATTTCATTTGAAGATTTGGAACCTGTTGCCGATATATCTAAATCAGTATAACTTTTAATTTGATCTCCGATTTCTATATCAATTTTTAATAATCTCTTATCCATTTGCCAACTCTTCATTTGTAGCATAATATAAAAACTGACTAACATTAAATTTATTATAATCGGGTAGTTCATCAGATATCGAATAAAATATAAAATTACCATTTGTTTGCTGATATTGTGATTGTATCAAAAGAGTATTAGCAATTAATAATTGATTACTTATTATCTCAACTTTATCACGAAAAACACTATAAAAAGTAGACTTGCTTGTAGTTCTAATTACAATCTCATATAATTCTTGATCATTCTGATATTTCAAAGATTGATTAGGTTGTATGTCTAAATTTAATTTAATCATGCTACAACACCTACTATTTTTTGTACTACACCTACTGTTTTTTGGATTATTGTTGATTGTTGTTGTGAAGAAACAGCAATACCATTTTGAATACCTTTTTTAGATGTTGATTTGTCTTCATTAAATTTAGGATTATAAATAGTATCAGTGCTTAATACATTGAATTGAGTTAAATCTAAATTTATTATAATACCACTTTGAGAGCTTTCAATATGTGGCTTACTTTCAATAAGCATATTTTTATATACATTAACTTTTGTTTGTATTGTAAGTAATGTACTACTTCTATATGCTGTATCTATATTTTCAAAAACTATATTATAATTAATTTTAGATGCTTGTAATATCATTGATATTTTTATCAAATCAAAAACTTGATGGTCTGCTGTTTTGCTTCCATCTTCTAAAGGGTGCGTCATTAGCTGACTGGTATCTTTAACATTTAGTGATGTACATATAGCATCAGTAAAAAGTTGATCGTATGTATCGTTATCAAATATACCTGTTAATTGCTCGCTACTAGAAAGAAAACCATCTATAAACATATTTAAGCCTCTATACCATCTTCAAAAGTTGCCGTAGTACGCTTTAATTGATTTTCTAAACTAGCACCAATTTGATTGCTAATACTATCAACATCTGTAGCCTGTGTACTAATTTCTATTTTATCTATATTAATATTACTTGTAGACTCTCTATTGGCTGTGCTTAAATTAGATATAGCATTACTTGTCATATTATTAAGTGGCGATGTTTGTTGCTCTATAGCAGAGTATATATCACTTTTATCAAACATATCCGAGTTCATAGGAGTTACTTTAGCAGGCAATCCTAATGAAACTCTTTTTTGAGATGCAATTTCATTTAGTCTATCTTTTTCAGTTGTATCTTCTTTCAATAAACCCATGAATACAAGGGCTTTTTTAATATTCTCTATTAGACTATCAACAAAACTAAATACACCCTCAATCTCTTTTGTAAGAGTCACAGCAAAGAAGTTAAGCAAAGGTTTAAAAGCGTTAAATACATCACCAGCAACCTTAACTGCCAATCTAAAAAACTCTTGAATGAAATAAATAGCAAACCCAAGAGCATTCGATATTGCACTGCCAAGACCAACAATAGCATTTCTTATTGACTCAATAGCTTCATCAGAAAAACCAAGCCATCTGAGAAGATCGCCAAAAGCACTTGATGAACCACTTAAGAAGGCAGATATATCTTCATACAGTATCGCAAATGTTGCTATCAATCCTGCAATTACGGCACCAATTAATAAAAATGGTGATACCGCAATGTCAAGTGCCAATAACGCTGGAACAGCATAAGACATTATCGCAACACCTAATCCAATAAATATACCTTTCATCAAATCTTTATGTTTTGACATAAATTCTATACCATCTTGTAACTTTTTTAAGAGATATCCAACCGCTGGCAATATTTCAGCACCCAAAGTAACAAATAATCCTCTAAAAGATGTTTGAGTATCTGATACTGTACTATTGAATTTTTGAAATATTCTAGCTTGCTTATCAGTTATACTAAACAACTTTTTTTGTGATGAAACTTGTTTTTCAACTTCAATTCTACCTTCTTGTAATAATCTGATAGTAGCTTCATCAAGTCCCAATTTTTTACCGAAAGCAGAGCTTTCTGCTTTTGACATTTGAGAAAATGCGTCCGCTATTTCTGGCAAAGTATCTAATACATTTTTAGCCTTACCTTCAGCATCAACCATGCTAATCCCAAGTTGTTGCATGTATGGAAGTATTCCTGTACTCCCAGTATTGATAAACTCGTTAAAACTCCCGTTGAGATTAGATATAACGCTTTGAAAGCCACTTACAGAACCTCCAGCTTTAACTACAACTTCTTGGTATGCTGATAGCTCATTTGCACTTATCCCATACATATCGGCAGTACTTGCCAAATTATCAATATAATCAGATGTTTGCGATATACCTTTAGATAAAGCTGTGAAGCTTAATAATGCAGTTAAAGCACCACCAGCCGTAGCTATAAGTGTGCCAAAACTACCAGCCATAGCAGTCGCTGTTTTATCAGTTGCTTTTAATCC